CAGTTGCTGATGAACCGTCTTGGAATATATCTGATGTAGTTCCATCTGGTGCATTATCGTCTGCATATGTAATTGCTTGTCCAACAAAAGAACCACTTGCAGTTGTGTATAAACTTGGTGCAAGTTTTAATCCACCTTTTGCTGTTGTTTTAATCCAAACATCGCCACTTGTTGGTGAACTTGGTGCTGAATAATGTGGAGCAAATGTAGTGTCGCCATCTACTAATGCTACCCATGCCGAACCGGAGTCCTTAAAGTAACTAATAGTTGTGTTTGATGTACCGTTAGTAATCAATACTAAGTAGTTGCCTGCTGTGCCTGCTGCCGTTGTAGGTGCGCCACTGTTAACAATTTCTACTTTAGTTGGAGTTTGTTCAGTCCACGATGTACCATCGCTTTCAAAAATTCCCCAACTTGCACCTGTTGGGTTTACCCAATAAGTGTTATTTGCTGCTGCACCTGTTGGTGCTGATGAACTTGGTCTAAGTTCTGTTAGGTTAACATCAGCACGTACTACATACGCCGCCGAAGCTTGTCCTAAAAATGAATATGCTGCCAAAAGCCCGTATTCGTTAGTTTCATCACCCTGTTGAACTGTAGCACCTTTTTTATTGAAATTAATGTTTCCAAAATATTGTGTAAGTTCTCTTTGTGAAGTAACTAGAATAGGTTTTTTTGATTGTGCAGACTTTGTGTATTTTGCAATGCCATCTGATTCAGTTAGGGTAGGATCTGCCTTATCCTCACCAGTAGCAATGAATAACATAGGAACAGTTCCGGCTCCTGCTGGGCCGTATACTGATTCGTCTGTTACTGAAACCTGTACACCAGGTGAAGTAAGATTTGCCATGTTATAGCTCCTTTTCTATTATAGACTAATGCCTAAATTTACTATACATGTATTTATTTGATTTTGCTTAAAACCAGGGTTTATAGAATCAATTAGAGGCTATATTTATCAAAAGATCTTCAAAACTTTCGCAAATGTGTCTTTCAAAACCATCGCCCCATAGCCCATGTATAATCATATGAATTCTATTTTCAGTACCTTTGTTGTGTACTGCATGTTTTCTTCCAATATCAATTCCACGTGCTTCGCCTGGTTGCCAAGGAATAAGGCCAGCATCTTCTTGTGCAAATTCAACACCCGGAGGATTGCTTAATGATACATTAAACGCCGCCATACTTCTTTTATCATAATCAATGTGAGGTTGTATATACCCACCAGGTTCTAATAGCATATATCTAACTCGATTATATTTCTTAAATGGAAATACATTCTTTAACCAATCTACAGTAGCAGGACACATCCATGCTATTTCTGTCCAGTCGTATGGAGGACTATTTTCTTTTGTATATGTTCCATTGTCAATATAATAATCATCTGGTTGTGTTTTATTTGCACCTTGTCCGTGTACTGCAAGGCTACTCCATCCTGGATTATAACTACCTCTATGTTTTACAAACATTGGAATTAATCGTTCTGCTTCTGCAGCCATCTCTTTATGTGGTACTGGAATATTTAATTTAAGTGATGGTATATTTGACTCGTGCATGATCCATTTAGCATAGTCACACATTATTCCGTGATCATTTTTCCAATCTTTAAATCTATTATCATAATTGTGCATGTGCTGATAATGTGTACTTTTTTTACATTCTGTAATAAAGTGTCCTAGTGTTTCTACTGATTCCATTTGAATATCCTTGTTAAATCGTTCTCTGGCAATGATGCCCAAGAAGTTGTATTATATTGTCTTGCCCAATCTACAGATGCAAATCTTTTACATAATTCCTCATTAGTAGGATCAATCATTAATCCTCTAGATGATGATAACATCACTTCGCACTTCTCTGCTGAGCTTTTCTTTTGTAATTTTTCTACAAGTTCATTGTGCAGGTTCCATCTTTCTTCGGCTGAATAAAAAAATGAAGTTGGCAAATAATGAAATATATTAGTAAGGTGAACAAAGTTTACATCTTTGAAACAACACATGTCAACAAACTTATCGTAGCAGTGTACATCAAATAAATTACATTGATTTATTTTAACATCAATATATGGAAGTTCGTTTTTTATCCAATCACTAAATCCTTCTTCATTTAATTCATCAACTCTTTTTTGCATATAACCTAATTTATTAATTCCTTTAAATTTATCAGTTAGTTCTGTATATTTTTCTATGCGATCATCTTTTTTATCATCATCTTTAATAATTGTAGGAGACACTGATTCCATTAAGTTATTAGCAAACGACGAATAATCTTTACCATCAAAATTATTTATAATGTATTCCGTCATGTTCAATGCAAATTTATTAATATCATACACTGATAGTCTGTCGCCCTGTTTTAATCCAAGTTTAAATCCATACACTAGCGGAGTTAATCCAGCTGCTGGTACAACAACATTATTATATGTTCCATCCCATTCTGGTTTTTTGATCTTTAATATGGGATGTTGTGTTGTAGGGCTAACTGTATATTCGGTATTAGCAATAAAAAAACTATCCTCGGGTTGACAACTTTGTATTATGTCATTTATGTGTCTTGGACCATCATGCTTAACTTCTGGATATCCATAATATTTATTACGGCGTATTTTAGTAGGCCATGATAATATTTTTTGTTTGTCTTTTACTAATGCTTCAACCATTGACCAGCCACCTTCGGTGCCAATGTATTCATGGAATACTGGATGCTTAGGACCGCTTACCCATGTTGGTGTATAGTTATCGTGGTGGTTTGATTTGCTTCGGTCTGGTTTAATTGTAGAAAATTTATTTGAAGTCCAGTCTCCCCATTTAGGAGATTCTGCACTAGCCCACCAATCTAAATCAATAAGAAAACATTGAGAATGAATACTATAATATTTGTCACCCTTATCAAGTATATGCCCAACAAATTTAGCAGTTGGATTATCATCGTAAAATTCAGAAAAATGTTCATAAAAGTCAGGGCCCAACGAACTGCCCTGTTTAAACACTAGCATTTTAGAAAATCCTGCCTCGTGAGCTTTTTTAATCAGTTCGTTTTCAGTATCTGCTGCAAACTGTTTTCGCATACCATAGATTGATGTTTCAATGGACCAATAATCTAATAAGTTTTTTGAATAACCTTTGGCAAAGTCACTTCCAATTCTATTATTATATAGCCAACCTATTGTTAACTCTTTTGATTTATTTTTGTGTCTCCACCAGTTTTCGTTAAACATTATCTATAACTCCAAATATATTATATTGTTATTTATATAACATTATTGTGAGTTAAATTATGCTAATTTATCTAAGGTGTGTTTTTGAAGTTCTTCCAATGAAGATCTATTGATTAGTTCGGTGTCAAAATTCCACCCTGCCCAGCTCCATTCACTTTTGTGTACTTCTGGCCAGTGTCTTGACATTCCATCAACTATGTTATGTCTTTTACCAGACGAGTTTGCTTCATTTAGAACTGAAGCATTATGCCACCATTCTGGTTTATCGTGTCTCCATACAACTGCGGTAGTTCCACCTAAGTTTTTAATTGCACTTAGTTCGTTAAAAAATCGACAGTCACTAATAACAACATTTTTATCTGTGTTTATAATTTGTCTTTCGCATGCTGCAACCCATATATCTGGATGAAAGTGTGTACGCAATGCATCTGTTCCTACTTGCTGTAATGCAAGACGGGGTGTAAAGTTTGGTATGTCTAACCTATCAGCCCACCATTCATCTGTTGTTTCTCGCCATTCTCTGCTTTCGTCTGTAGTGCCTTCGAGTAGCTCTCTGTCCCAACCAAATATATTAGAACATGCATCTTTTAACACGCCAGCAAAACTGACTCGCTCAAACCCTTCATCAATTAAGAATCCTGCAGCTGTATCTTTACCGTGACCTATAAGTCCGCATATGCCTATTATTTTCTTCATATGTGTTATTATACTAAACTATTCTTTAATTGTCAAGTTATCTTTTTTTAATTTACTACACCGTTTACATCTACAATGATCACAAATTTTAATTTGTCTGTATTCGCCACCATCGCATGCGTAGTCTTTTACTTCTGCATATCTGGATGTTCCGCAATGAGATCCCCACCCGCAATTTTGACAATAAGCGCCGTTTGTATCATGAATTGTATTTAAGTGCATTTAGCCGATTACAAATCCGAGACCAGTACTTCCATCACTGTATAATGTTAGTTCCATCTCTAATTTGTCAATCTCACCTTGAGCGTCTGTTCTCAATTGGTCTGCGTTCATTGTAGTACCACCCTGTGGTCCTGCAATCTGTGTAAACTTACCACGAGCTTCTGCTAGAATTAGTTTAGCATGAGCAAATGCGTAATCCTTTATCCAAGGACCTGCATATGTATCTTCAAGTAAACTTTCAGTTGGTCTGTAGTTATAGCAATGCAGTACTGCATTGTCATCTGCTTTAATTTTTCTTTGTAGGATTAATTTTTTATCTTGTGGGCGCCAAGTAAACATTAGTTCTGCACCAAATAGTTTACCCATTGTTTCTCTGTTTTGTTGTAAAAAATCAAAACTCGATAGTCCACCATTTCTGCTACTACCTAATAAGTACGTGTTAAGGTAAGCTGCTTGAAACGGTTCTATATCATTTCCTGTTCCACTACTTACACCTGTTGTTCGTCTGTAAATATCTCTAACTTCCATTACTTCAGATGGAAGTGTATATTCACTTTGGTCTTTTACCATTTCTAGTATAATAAAACTTTCTTCTACGGCGTTTTCTGCACGTTGTCTATATTTTGCAAGTGCCTTATCGGCGGCAAGTTCATAGTGTTCTGGGTCGAGTTCAACATCAACCATTCCACCGCCTAAGCGTAGTTCTATTTCTTTTTGAAGTTTATTTATTGCTGCCATTTAAGTTTCTCCTACTATGTATTTATCATAGTATCACTTATTGAAGGCGGCTAATAAGATAGTTTCTCCGTTGATTCGTCCATTTAGTTTAGTTTCAGTTGTTTTTAGTGTTTCAAACAACTTTTCTGTTTTTGCTCTTGTGGCTTTTTTAATTTCTGGTAGAAACTCTTGTGGCTTACGAATTGTTCGTTGTAAACTCTTTTCTTCGTCATAGCCAGTTATAGTAGTTCCTTTAACACTTAGTCCACTACCTTCTCGTTTTAGTCCCATTGGGTCTACGTTCTTAGCATAGTACACTCCAACCTTGCGGTTCTTAGTGTTAAAAACCACCAGTATGCGGGCGTAAATAATATCTGCTGGTGTTATACTACCTAAACCGTATTCGGCGTCTGTTTGCTTAAATTTGAGCTTCTTAACAAGGTCTTCTGGACTCTTTGTACGTGTCTTTCGTGGCTTACGACTTGCTTTGCTTTCTGCTTCAACAATATCACATGCATCTACAATTTTACGATATATTTCCAAAGCACCTTTTTGTTGTGCAGTAGACATATGTTCGTAGCCTTCTTCTAACTGCAAACGCATATCGTCTTTGTCTTCTTTTTTAACTTTTTTAGCAAGCTCTGTAAACTCTGCAACATTATCTTTGTATATGTTACGAATAATTCGTACATGTGCCTGCTTTGCAGTTACTCTACGTAGCATCATATCTGGTTTAAAATCTTTTGCAAGTTTTGGATCATATCCACTAACTACCCACTGCTCTAAGAATTCTTCTATCTCATCAGTCATTTGCAATGCGGCTGCATGAAGCAGTTGTTGTATAGTAGGCTTTGGCCTATTATTTCGTTTTGCTTCTGCTTCTGCTAAACGCTCTGCTTCTTCTACATGTTCTTTGCCATCTTCAATTGCTCGTTTAATTGTTTTATTAATAAACTCACTAATTGGTGTAGGAGTACCTCCTGTACCAGGAAGACTTTCCCAATATGCATTCCAGGCCAAGTGTTCATCTGGACAACCCATTGTAAGCATACGACAGTAATATCCTGTTGTTGCATTTATGGATCCAGCTTTTGCTGCCTTAACACATTTTATATCTTTTTTATCATAACCATTTGCAAGCATCCAATCCCATGCAAAATCTATAAGAACAGCAGTTTTATAATTTTTGTAATAATAATCAGTTGCGGCTTGACGCTTCATGTGGTATTCTTTACCAGACCATCCGTCTGCGCCTTCCCAATTAGGATCTTTTAACTGATTTGCACGAATTCTCTCAGAGGGTCGCCGAGGTTGCTTCTTTTTTATTTTTATTCCAGCCAATCTAGCCATTGTTATTGTCTCCGTTATATTCATCAAATAACCTGCGTTCCATGTCGTCGGCTATTTTTCGGTACTTATCAATAACAGAAGAAATCTGTCGTTTAGAGGTTAAATCTTGTGTTTTAGAGTATAGATCGTTTAATTCGTCTATAAAAGATAATATTTCGAGCATTTGCGTTACTCCCTTTGATTAGTGATTTAAAACAAGTTTACGCTAAAACTTTAATTTCGTCAACCTTTTTAAATCCAAAGTCAGCAACAACATGTTTTACACCGTCTGTTCCTTCAACAATATCACCAACACTAAGACTGTGCATAGGTGCTAATCGTTCAATTAATTCTTCTGGACCCATGTTTCCTACATGAAACACACCTTCGAGATTTAATGCAGTAATATTACTAACATGTGTGTAATATCCTCTGTTGAATGCATCAGCGGCAAGTCTACCTGTATCTTCTCTACCAAGATTCATGTCTAATCTTAGAGAATTTTTATGAACTGCACTGTGACCTTCTTCGTTAATAAGATCAATTTCAGCGTCTGTTAGTCTAATTTGAAATACTTTAAATGCTTGCATGTTCATAGTTGGTTTCCTTTTTTTATTTAATATACTTATATTATAGAGCAAGATGTCTTACTTGTCAACCTTTTTAGTCAAGAAAAAACCCTTGCAGAACAAGGGTTTAAAAGTTTTTTATTTTATTTTATTTTATTTTTCGTTGATTTGACGCTCAAATTCTCTCAAACGCTTAAACACACTCATTAATTCAATAAGTGTTGGCCACGCTCTAAAGAGATATTGCATCGAACCTTCAACTCTACCAAATGCACGAATAATCTGTTGCATTACACCTAGTGTTACAACGCCTGCTACAATAGCCGGTGCTAAGAACACATAAGCTGATAATACGTTTGCTTGTAAGTATGTAATACGTCCTACATTAAAATACAAATAACGCAAATAAGACTTAAAGTGAATACCACGAACATCTTGGAAAAGTTCGTTAATAGTTTTTGGTCTTACAGTCTCATCATCTTCTGCAATAACAAGTATCTTACGATATGCTGCTTCTTTCTTCTGTAAATCATATTCAACACCCACAAGTCGTAGTAACCAACCTAGTGCGATTAAGAATAATGTTCCACCTACTGACCAAACAATAGCACCTGTAACAAGTCCATATTGCCAATCACCAAAGAAGAAGATAGGAATACCAACTGATAGTCCTAATAGAATAGGAACGAACTGAACTAGAACCATAATTGATTCAATAAAACTTGTACCTAGACCTTCCATAATTCTACTAAATTTAATAGTATCTTCTTGTACTCGTTGTGCGGCACCTTCAATAGTTCTAGCTTTGTCATAAACTGAATGATACCATTCTACCATTGCAGTACGCCATCTAAACAAATAGTGTGCTGTAAAGTAACTTACTACTACTGCGATACCTACATAGATAGCCGCTAAGTATAAGAAACTTGCTAAACTACCCCAATACTCACCTATGGTGATTGCATTGGGTGTTGCTAGGGCTTTCTGAATCATATCATAAAACTGACCGAACCATTCGTTAATTTTAACATCAATTTCGACTTGAACCCAAAGTGATGATAAAATTATTGCTGATCCTAACCAGGACCACAATGCCCATTTCTTTTCTGTGAAAAATCTAAACATAGTCTTTTCCTTTTATAAAATGCAGATTATTAACTGCATACAGAACTATTTATCCTAAATTTGTCTTGTATAATTCAAAATCGGATAAATACATTATAACAAGGAAAACCACATGCCAAGACTCAGTTTATACAAACCTTTTAAAGGAAATGATTATAAGTTTATGGATCACAGTATCCGTGAACAATTTGACATAGGCGGAACAGGTATACATGTACACAAATACCTAGGACCCGATGTACAACAAGGTAATAATGACCCTAGTGAACCAAACTACGGCAGTGGATTAGAAATTGACAATATCACTGGAGAAGAAATTAATCCCGAAGGCTTAATTGACGAAACAAACATACAAGACTTATTGTTTATGGAAAACAGAGATCGTAAATACGATCCTGATGTTTTTGAACTACGTGGCGTATATAATGTAAGTGACAATGACTTTGATTTAACACAATTTGGTTTGTTTTTAACAAACGATACATTGTTTATTAGTTTTCATATTAATGATATGGTAGAACGTATGGGGCGTAGACTTATGCCCGGTGATGTAATTGAATTACCTCATTTGCGTGATGAATTATTACTTACCAATGACAGAGAGGCTATTAATAAGTTTTATGTTGTGCAAGATGCTGCAAGAGGAAGTGAAGGTTTTTCACAAACTTGGTATCCACACATTTGGCGTGTTAAAGTAGCACCACTAACAGATACACAAGAATACGCAGATATACTTGGTACTGCTAGTGATCCGGATAGTCTTAAAAATGATGTTAGTTCTTACAAAACAGAACTTAACATTAGTAATGCTATTGTGGCTTCTGCAGAAGCGGCCAATCCAAATAACTTACCACTAGCTGATCATTTATTTGGACAAGCAGACGATAGTACAACATATGAACACGGTGAAGTATTGCAACAAGGTGATCAGTTTCCTGCTCAACCAAACGAAGGTGAGTATTTTGTAAGAACAGATTTTACGCCTAACAGACTTTTTGTTAGACGAGGTAATAAATGGCATAGATTATATGATAATGTTAACGACCAAACATGGAGTGATAGAACTTATAATGCAAGTAGCTTTATTAATAATAATTCTACTAGTGTCGTTAATAACCAAGAACAACCTGAGAAACAAGCACTATCTCAGGTAATTAAACCAAAGAGTGATTTTGAATAATGGCACAACAATACTTTTACGATAAACAAATTAGAAGATACATTCAGCAGTTTATAAGACTGTTCAGTGGTTTTAGTGTACAAATGGGTAAGAACGAAAACAACCTTTCCATATACCAACAAGTACCAGTACGTTACGGTGATATAAACAGAATGGCGGCACATATAACTAGAGAAAATTCAGAAAACGTTATGAATACCGTGCCATTTATAAGTTGCTATGTGACTTCGTTAGATATGCTATCAGAAAGACGTACATACCAAGATCACGTAGACAAAGTTCAAGTAAACGAAAAAAAGTATGATCAGACTACAGGTGAATATACTAATGAGCTAGGAAATCAGTATACTATCGAGAGACATGCACCTGTTCCTTATAAACTAATAATGAACTGTGACATTTGGACATCAAACACAGACCAAAAACTACAATTAATGGAACAAATACTAGTGTTGTTTAACCCAACACTTGATATAAGGACTAACAGTAGTCCAGTTGATTGGACTGCTTTGAGCATGGTAGAATTAACAAATACAACATGGAGTACAAGAAGTGTCGGATCAAGTATTGACGATATTATTGACGTTGCAACATTAACATTTGACATTCCTATATACATTACTCCGCCTGCTAAAGTAAAACAACAAAAACTTATTCATACAATTATTAATGAATTATATAGCTTAGATGATGATGACTTAGATAGCTTTAAAAGTAACGAATCATTTAATACTGAAACATTAAAATATACAATTGTTACATATGAAGATAAAAAAGTTAAGTATGAGAATGACACGATGCAATTATTAAATAATCAAGGTTCTAATTTAGACACCAACGGAGAAATCTTAAGTTGGAGCAAAGAACTAACTCCATTTGGAACATTACGTGACGGAATAAGTCAAGTGAGATTACGAAAGGGAGCAGATCCATCAGACAATGATGATGATATAGTTGGACGATTA